TCCACAAATGAAATGTCATAATTGGATGGTTGTTGTATTAACCCACCCACAAACTTCTTAAAAACATCATACTTGCTCATGGAGTAGTTCATTAAACATACTTATTTTTTCATCACACATTACATCTAATAATGCCCTTAACTCACCAATATATCCATTGACATAAATAAGGTTATCACTAATACGGGTATATTCTATATTGTGGTTTTTACACATAATATCCACCAAATCTTTGTCTTTGAGGTTATCATATATTATCAACTTACCACCTTGTTTAATTGAAGTGAGTAATCCTTCCTCAGTAAAGAATATTCCATCCTTGAACTTGTCTATTTTTTCTAATAAACAATGTTCACAACACCCTGTACCAGCATCTGCGGGGTAGTCCATTATTAGATAATTGTTCATCATCAACATAATGTCTTGTATCTTACTTTTTTTCATTACACCTGAGTTGTTTTAATCTGTTTTTAGCGGCAATATTACGGGCGTCTATGATATCTTGTAATTCACTAGTTGGTATAGCGTCAAATAACTCAGGCATTAAACTAGTTATCTTTACCAACGCTCCTAAGTTATCATCACCAGTATCTAAATTGAGTGTGGGTTGGTTTAACTTGATACCATTTGTTTCACTATTTGACATCAACTCTTTAATATAGTCAGTTGAAATACAAAAAAAGTATGGTAATAACATATCTTTTTTATCTTTTATACATACAACCCACCATTTACTCTTAGTAGTTGAAATACCAGATGGATAAAAGTTTTGATAACCATTTATTCTAGCATGTGTTTCAACATAAAAATTACCATATTCCAATACTCTATCCAAACTTTCTGTTTTAATTTCAGTTAGATGTTTCACTTCAGTTTGGTCTTCAGGTGCTGAGAATACATTATCATCAACATATTGTTCATCTATTACCCCTTGCTTGTACTTAGGGTTTCTAATGTAATGTTCTAACATTTGGTCTAAAAGACTTATTACCCTTTTGTTTTGAGGTACAATGTCCCCGTCTTTTTTGTTTCCTTGATACTTCATAATAAAATTATTTACACTTATAAATATAAGTTTTTTTTTTATTAAAGAAAGTGTAGGTAGGGTATAAAAAGAAAAAACCCGCTAGTGACAGTGCGGGTTTTTTCACCTAAGACGGTATTGTATCTAAGTGTAAATAATTTTAATACAATACTATAAATATATTAGTTTTTACCTGATAATAAACACTAAATTATATTTTTTTTATTAGTTGTTCTATAAACCCGCAGGGGTTTTCTCTCCCTATAAAAAAAGGTGTTGTAAACAAAAAGCCCCCCACAAAAAGAACCAACAACTTTTAATTAACATTTTACCTGAACCAATAACCTTGTGAGTTAAAGTTTAGAAGCATTTAGAGACATTGCTTCACCATAGTCTATCTTATAATCTTTGGAGTTTCTCCGTCTTAGGTAAATGTGAAAGGTGTTGTCACTATACACTTAGATACCATCTAAGACACAATTTAACAGTCTAAATGGTGATGTAAAGTCTACCTTAAAAAAATATGTTGGTTTGGTTTGTAATTTCTCTCAATTGCCTTAATGGATGGTTGAGTAGTTTTGTGTTTGGTTAATAAACCAACTCTTTCATTAGAATTAAAGTTTCTAAACTTTGTAATGACATTGTCCCGTATCTCCATCTCAAAGTTATAATGAGTGTACACATCATAGGACTTGCTCTGTTGAAGTGAAATGTCTGTGGTTAAGAAAGATATGTCTGTGGTAAATAAAACATCTGTATTAACATTTAATTCAACAATACCAATTCTAGATATTTCATACAACATCTTATAAATTAAATTGCTATCATACAACGCACCATAAATTAGTATGTCCATATCTGGTGGTGAATTAACCCCTTGAGTTAATGAACCACAACCAATGACACTAAAACCATTAAATAAGGGGTTGTATTGAATTATATTACCTAAGGTGGTAAGATGTTCATATGTGGGTCTAAACAACTCCTTAGTAGTCATTATTTCACCCTTTCTATAGTAGTATGGATAATTTCTGTGAGCCATGTATTTTTAGTAAAAAAGAGGGGTTAACCTATATGGATAAAAAAAAATAAAACTCCTGTGACTAACAAAAACTATAAAGAATTAACCCCTCATATTTATAATATAAAAACAAATGAATAATTCCACACCTTCCTACCTTAAAACTAAAATGTCCCCACAAGAGTACACAGAGTTATTATGTACACCAATTTATGATGATAATGGTGATGAACTATGGTATTGTAGTTATTGTAATGAATATGAACCCCGTGAGAACTTTTACAAAAATGTAAACTCATCTAGAGGTTTTCACACATACTGTAAGGAGACACAAAAGTTTTATAACTTAAGAAGTAAACAAAACCTTGAGAACTCTAACTTACCAGATAAACATTTGGCTAGACAAATCCTTGAAAGATTAGGTTATGACACCACTAAAGATGTCCATGAACAATTTATGGAAAGGTTAAGAAAAAAAGGTATTACTTTTTCTTAAGTTTACGGAGTTGAGCCATCTTTTTCTCTCTCCACTTAGAATAACAGATACCAAACGCAGTGGCTCTATCATATTCATCTTTAATTTCTACATAACAACGGCTGACATAGTCCTTCTGTTGCTCATTTGACTTTGGTGCGGGTATTGGCATCTGTTTTCTTAATTAGTGTTCTTAATTCATTATTCTCTTTTAACAACTCATCAACCTTAGTTTCTAAGTCATCTATCTTTTTGTTTAGTGATACAATTTGTTTACCCATATCATCTATGATAATTTGGTAAATTGACACACTTTTTTCTATATTCTGTAGAATTAAATTATCAGTTTCCTTACTCGCCCTTCTCCTACCTATAACATAGGCAATTAAAGTGGTAATTGTGGTAATTAAAAAGTTAACTATTAAGTCCATATCTTAGTAGTCAGCACAACAGTCACTATCTGTCGGGTTAAAGTATGATGGTATACCATTATAACCATATTTACTACCAGTTCCTACTCTAGGTAGTTTACGGATACCTGGCTCAAAGTGTAAACCAGCGTAGTATTGTTCCTTCTGTGGAGCCATACCGTCCGTTGATGTATACTGATAATAAATTGGAAAGTCGCTCGGGTTGTTTTTAATGTAGTCCATTAAGCGTTGAGAATAAAAAGAATATCTATCTTGGTGGATATTCCTTAGGTATGTTAAACCCTTTTGGTCTATCGCCTGTCCTTGTTCAGTATTACCAACAATAATACTTTTATTCATAACTCTCATCCAAAGTGTTGGTAAGGCTTCCCATGTTGCTCTCCACAAAAGGTAAGGTTGGATGTAGTCCTCTACTAAAATGGTTTCGGCAGATGTCAAAGTATTACCCGATGCTGCTTCTAAGATGTGGTTGTAAAAACGGGTGCCTAACAGATTTTGTAATCCAATGTCTTGTGATACTTGAACATTGGCAAGTAATAATTTTTCATCCACATTGTCATTTACCTCAGTAAAAGACTTAATTTTTTTTGCTGATATTAGTAATACTGCTGACATTATAGTTCTGGTTTAACTTCTATTGTTTTATCCGTGTCAAAGATGTTATTTTGGATAATCTCTAACTTGTGTAATTTTTTATCCCTTAAAAATAAGACTTTCTCAAACTCACCTAAGAGTTGTTCTTGTAATGGTACAATTACAGTCTGTAAGAAGTGTTCATAACCTTCTATAACCTCATCCTTTGAGCCTAATGAGCCAGGTGTCTCAATACCTAATAACTTTGGAGATGTTATCCTATGTCCCGTTAAAATGGTGTTTCTAACAATATCATCCATGTCTCTGTAGAATTGGTCTGAGTTGTTAAGTGAAAGGGGTGTGATGGTTGGCTCATGTTCTTTATCATCACTGAAATTAAGAAATAACCCACCTGCGTTGTTTGTAGATGAGTATTTGTCCATCAAATGTCTGTATGTTTGTGTTCTTTCCTCCTCACCTGGTACACCATTATTTAATGAAATAAAGATGGATGGAAAAAACCCGTTCTGTAAGTTTTGTAAGTGAAAGTTTTTGATGTTAACATCTATTTCACAAGATACTCTACAACCAATCCAGTCTGGTATTGGATAGTAAGTTTGGTTAGGGGCATAACCCATATACCAATAAATCTGTGATGGTTCATCATCACTTAAATTAAACGCTGGCAGTCTAATAGGTTTGTATTTCCTAATGTCTCTCCAGTCACTTGAGTAGTAATAGTCCTTAACAAAGTCCCTGTAATCTACTTTACCACTACGGAGTTTAGATATGTCCATGTGGTAAAACTCACTGATACCTTCATTGTCCCTACGCTTGATAACATTAAGACTAAAACCATTGTGAATAACAAAGTCCATTGCTGTCTTTTTATACACATCTCTAAGACTTTCTGTTGAGTTTACCATATACTTAGAAGCATCCACACCATCTATCAGTAATTGCTTACCCCACACACCATCTCTTTTAGCGTTTAGACATGCTCTGTTGATACTTGAGAAGTTGTATAACTCAATACTATGTCTAGCCCATAAATTATCTCCACCCCACAAGACATATTCTTTATTGGTTAAAACCTCCTCAAAGGTTGGTAAGTTTACTACCTCAAACTGTAAATGTTCTAATGTATTCATATACTCTTAAATATAATTTATTTTATTCAACCCTGTATAGTATTATGACAATGTACCACTATGACGGCAAGTGATGTATCCATTTACACATGTAAATGTTAATTCAACAAAACCAGTGTTAATTAAGTTATTGAAATTACTATCTTTCTTTTGTGTAAATCCACTTGTGGTTAAACTATTAACTGTGTAATTACCCGTAGTTTCAACAACAACTCTATATGTTCCACCATTTTTAAGGTTTGTAAGTGTTAAATCTAAATTAGCGGTGACTTGTATAAAGTGGATATTACCATTATTCATATTAACGGTAATGGTTGAACCCGTTTGACTTGTTGTTCCACCATATACTTGTCCATAGTGATATGAGTTTTCTGTGTAAGTTGTATTACTTTCAGTTAGTGTTCTACCACTTAAACCAATACCAATTGCTCTTGTTAGGTTTGTTGTAATATCACTATCATAAGATGAGTAAAATGCGTTATATTCACCAGTACTAATTTTAATATCACAATTTTGCGATGCTTGAATTGTGTTGTAATTACCCGTAGATGCTGAAATATAGTTTCCTCTACCACCTAACAAGGTATTATATTGCCCGCTTTCAACATAAATATTACCTAAGTTTGAGTTGTAAATTGAGTTATACTTACCATAGTCAGTTGTTCCCGTATAATAAGATACTATTTTAGATGCTTCACTTGAAAAAATACTTGAGTAGTCTTGTGTTCCACCTGAAATATTGACTTGTTTAGAACCAAAAATAGTATTAGAAATACCACCACCAGGTATGTCTATTCCTGCTCCTTGTGATGAGTAAATACCTGCGTTATTTGTTGCCCCGTCAATAGCCGCACTCCTTGAACCAAATATTGTTGAACCCGTTGAACTAGTAATATCAGCGTTGTCTTGTGAATTGTAGATACCACACCACGCTGAATTGTTGATAGTTGCGTCATTACTTGATGAGATAGTGTTGTGGATATCATCACCACCACCATCAGTAAAAATCTCACTGGCAAGAGAGCCGTAAATGTTGTTATAATATGCTCCATTACCTTGAATTGTACAACTTTCACTATGATAAATTGAGTTGTTATTTGTGTTGGTGTTAATGGTATTAGAATATCCGTTGATAATTGAACCAAAGCGAGCACCACCCGTAATATAGTTTAGTTCACCACCTAAGATTTGGTCTTTAATAGGGTTACTATCCATGTGGTTATATGCCCCACCTAAAATTGTTGACTGTTCCCCACCTCCGTTAAAGTATGAATTAGTAGAACCCGCAATAAACATATTTATACCACCACTACTAATATAACTGTCTTGTGATGCTATAATACCAGACCTGTATGCTCCGTTGATGTATGAACCTCTAAACACCCCTAACATAAATGAAGCGTTGGCATCATTTCTAATATACGGAGCAGTTCCATTATCTGCTCTTTGTGATGCTGCGATAAAGGCATAATCACTATCCTCAATTTCTGCTTTTCTTGAACCAACAATACCTGCGTAATTTGAGTTACTTATTTTATTGGATAAACCACCCATAATAACAGATAATTCACTATTTGTAATGGTGTTTCCACTACCAGCATATATTCCATTATATCCTTCTGTTGTTGAGTTAATTATATGGTTATCACCACCAATTACCGCAGAATATGGTGAGTTATTATCACTATCGGTTTCATATTTGTTGATAACAGAATTAACACCAGTTCCACTCATAAACATACTATCACCACTTGTTCCACTAGAACCCGATGTTCCGTTTGTGCCCGATGTTCCACTACTTCCACTTGAACCTGCTTGTCCACTAGTTCCGCTTGAACCCGATGAACCACTAACACCACTTGAACCTGATGAACCTGAACTACCGCTAGTTCCGCTTGAACCTGAACTACCGCTTGAACCTGATGAACCACTTACGCCTGATGAGCCTGAACTACCACTTGTGCCTGATGAACCTGAACTACCACTAGTTCCACTTGAGCCAGATGTGCCAGATGTTCCACTACCACTTGTTCCACCACTAATGATGGTTTCTTTTTTAACTTTGTAGGTGGTGGTTTCACCTGAATTATTCATAATAAGATACACACCGGTGGTATCACCAGTGTATAAAGGCAGTTGAGAAATTGAAATATCAGCCATGTTTAATTTTTTCTTTGGTATTCTTAGTGTTCATAGTTTATGTATTGTGATGCCTCAGTAGTAATTAAGTCCCCACTTTGAGTTTTAATTCTAAATGTGTTGTTAACTGGTTCCTCGCTATCACTAATAAATATAAAATTGTGGTTATCTTCATTATCACTGACATACTCATAGTATTGTTCAGGTACATAATTGTCTATAACTACGGCTCTACCCTCAGCAAGTTTGTTAAAAGCAAGTGACGGGTTGGTATTTGTTGTACTTTGTTGTTCATAAACAGAATACCACCATTGACCCTCATACTTAAAGTTCACTGACGGGGTTGATGCTGTTAAAATGACAGTATCACTCTCAATAAACTCAAACTCATCATATCTACTTGTATATGTAGATATGTTTTTAGGTATAAAACTAACCTTCTCCTTACTTAAAATGTTCTCAAATGAGAATAAGTATGTCGGGTTAGATAAAGTCTTATTTAATGATACGGATACCACTAAATAATTGGTTTGATATTTTTTAATTAACAACATAATTTTTATAAATTATTTCCAAACTGCGATACTAAATACGGCACCTCTATTATTGAGTGCCGGATAACTACAAGTAACCGTTACCGCTCCACTTGATGTGGTTGTAAAGTCAGCACCAGTTATTTTTGGAAGTCCAGCCTCTAATTGAATATCATACCTCTCTGTTGCGTTAGTCCAAGTATTATTACCCATACCACCATCACCAACAATACAACCAGCAAGACAAACATTTTTACCACTTAATGATGATGTAGTCCTATTCATTTCAGTATTGTTATTATTATTTACATAACCATCACTATAAAATGGTGTTGTTGATGTATAGTTTTCAACTCTCCAACAAGATATGGCGGCATTAAATACTGAACCATTAAAATTAACAACAATATCATTTGTTGAACCCGTAACTACCGCATATATTAAAGCCTGAATTGAAGTATTACCTAAACTAGGTCCCCCATTAGCAACGCCGCTATGAACTACTGACGCAGCAACTCCACCTATGGTTGCTCCAGTAAAATCTCTACCAGAATTATACGCTGCTGAACCATTTACAACAACCGCAATTAAACCAACCCCCGTTGATACACTACTAAATGTATATGAACTTTGGTTTGCTGTGTTGATGGTATTACTAATATATGTTAATGATATCGGTACCGGACTTGATGTCATTGTTGGTGTATATGTTGGAGTTACTGACGGAGTGGGTGTATAAGTTGGTGTATTTGTTGGTGTAGGCGTGGGTATACAAGACGCTGTATCCGCATACATGTTGAAGTAATAACAAATACCACCCATACCCCAGTTTTGGTTATTCACTGATGTACAATAATTTGTATACAATGGACTACCGCTAGGTAAACCAGTATTACAGTCGGCAGGGTAACCCTCAAAGTTCATATAATTACCATTAGTATTAGAATACTCCAATGTAAAACTTTCCGGTGGTAAATTGAGTGTAAAACCTGTTGTAGTCACACCACTAATATCAAACCATACTTGACTATTACTGTCTTGTATTAAACTAAATCTACTTGTACTATCACCCGTTAGGTTAAAGAAATTATCAGCATACTGATAGTAGATGGTAGGTGTTGGTGATGGTGTGGGTTCTGGTGTCGGTGTGTAAGTTGGTGTTATTGACGGGGTAGGTGTCATGGTTGGTGTTGGTTGAGCACAAGCATAATCTATATTACCATCAAAGGTATAAGTTCCCGCAGAAAGAGTTATTGTCTTGTCAGTGGTATCATAACATAACTGACTTAGAATTGTGTTGTTAGAACCATCTTTAAGGGTGTAATTTATACCAACACCTGCGGTAAATGCTGTGTTATCAAAGGTAATAGTGTTATCAACTGGTAGAATAACAATATCATTATAGTTGTCCCACGCCATTTGAGCATTAACTTGTAATGTCGGTGAAGCGAGAACTCTTAAGTATTGTGATGCTGTATTTGTTTTACCCGTGTAATTAACATTAACAACAGCCAGATTACTTGTATCTGCGGTGTATTCCCACTTATTTCTTAAGTAGTTTTCAACCTGGTTAATCTGTGATGGTGATAATACCTTGTTGTATAACAAAATCTCATAAATCTCAAACGGGTTGGTATTTGTATTAGTTTCAGTACCTGTGTATTTTGTACTAACAATACCATAAGTGTTTACGGTTTTACCCGTAAAGGTTGTCATACCCGATGTTGTAAGTGATGCGTTAATTGTATTACCACTTACAATGTTTTTACCATAATACTTACCAGGGTAAAGGTCTGTATAGTCCACAACCAATGAGTTTAATACATAGTCACTGGCTTGTGTAAAGGCAGATGCGTTAGCATAAGCAGAATATTGGTTAATAACACCCGTAGTTGCTCCCGTTTGTAGATAATCTTGTGTTACTCTACTTTGATACAACAATAATTTACTTGAGTATGTACCAGTACCGCCAGTATTCCACATACTGAGTAATGATGTAGAGTTGTATAAATTAGCAGTTGTTTTAGTACCTATGTTTTTACCAACAATAAAGTGTGTATAACCTGTTGATAAATCCAAAGATTTTGTGCTATCAACAGACAATAAACCACTTCTATTGGCTGCTGTTGATGATGAGTATATTACAACGGCAGAATTACCACCTTGTCCACCCGTTGTGGTATAACCAGGTCTTCTTTCAGTTGTAGGTGCTGACATTACAACATCTAACAAACCTTTGGATGTCCATGTATCAACAGTATTACCACCAACCAAACTTAATGTTGAACTATCATCAGCATCAAACCATAGTTGTAAGTCCCCTAATGATGACGGGTTAAATGATGGTATTGGTGTTGATGACGGGGTAGGCGTCATTGTGGGGGTAGGTGACGGAGTTGGTGTGGTTTGTTGGTATACACCACCACCACCTACAACTATAATACGCCCCTCAAAGTCCTCACTATTGTAGGGTTTTTTAGATTTATTGAGTGCCTCAAACCTTTCCTCTATTGTTAAGTTTTTTTGTTCCTTATAAGCACTATTTTTATAAGTTTTTAATTTACCTAAAAAGCCCCATGTAATTTTAGGGTCTTGTCCTGCGGGGTTTGGTCTAATACTCATTATTTAATTTTTTGGCAGTTAAAAAAGGGGGGTGTGAACCCCCCTTATTATTGGTTTTTTAATTATGCGTTGATAGTGATACCACTAACAACACTACTCAAAGTGCCTGACAACAATGCTGCCGGGTCTTTTGAGAAAAATGATAAAGTAACAGAATATTGGTTAGCATCTCCAAATGCGGTTCCAGTAGCCGATGTACCGGCTGACAGATAACCACCATCAAAGTCTGCGCCCAAATAGTAAATTGTACCATTATTGTCCTCAACAAACGCTTTTAATCCTCTATTTTGAGCCAGTAACTTCACTTGTGCTCTTTTGTCATTGTCTATTTTTTGGAAATTGAGTAATAACTCTTGTGAGTAATACAATGTTCCGTTTTCTAAACTACTATTAAAAGTTTCTGTTAAAGAACTAGTTTGTTTTTGTACATTGTAGGTGTAGATATTTCCTGTTCCAGTAATACCCGTAATTTGACCTACACCGTTGTAAGTAACGCCTGTAATTTCACCAGCCACTAAATAGGCTGCTTTAATTCCACCAACATTACTAGCACAACTTAAGCCTATGCTTGCGGTTTGATAACATGCTGAATAACTCATAGTTCTCTAATTTTTTAATATAGTTTATTAAGACAATCCGTTAGAAGCCCAGTTTGATGGAAATGGTATTTGAGCACCAATCTTGAAGTTACATCTTACTCTAACTTCATCATCATTTTTATCATAAAAGATTTCTAATCTCTCACTATCAGTCATCAAATCTGTACCGATAATAAGTTCACTCATTTTACCACAAACTACTTGGTTAGTAGACGCCATACCTGGAAGTCCTACAACACGGATGTTAGTACCAGGATGGAAAGTGATAAACTCAGTACCCGCTTCCTCTGGCGAGTAGTGGAAATAGTTAGCAGAACGCAAGCCTACGGTGTACTTTCTATAGTTTGCCATTGACATCATTACACAAAGGTCGTTGTCCTCTTGTACTTTGTCAGGTAATGTTGCGATAACTTCATCAACAATAGTTAACATGTTTGATGATGTGAAAGCAGTTGTTGGTGAACTAACCATGTTTACTGGTGTAGTTGCTGACAAAGAGAACAAACCATAAAAACCAGTGAAACAATCTGTTCCGCCTGATGATGCTGGTAATGCTTTCCACAACTTATCCTCAATGTACTTTTGGATTTGTTCAACTTTTAATTTAGCAATTTGCTCCTCAAACGGTACATTCTCATTGTATGAACCTGCGTTTAAGAACTGACCAGCCCAATATTCATTGAGGTCGGCAGGACAAAGTGCCTCATTTACTTTTAGATTACATACTGTGATGTCTCTTTGAGTGAAAGTAGTGCTTCCACTTGAATACCAACCACATGAACCGTCTTGTACATTTAATGTTGAAGTCAACAAGTTAAGGGCTTGAGTTCCCTTGATACCACTAACAACATACCCTAATTCAGCAGTTTTTCCTTTAACAACCGCTTCCGCAAGAAGTAATCCTCCTACCTCATCAGTGTACTGTTGAAGCCCTGCGAGGTTAAATCCCATAGCATATTTTTTCATAATTTTAATATTTTGTTTTGTTTAATTTATTTTTTATTTTTTATTTGTGAGATAGCCTCCAATTTTGAGAACTTCTCATGGTTTCTTTCATCCATATAACCTTTTCTATCAAAGATTTTTTCACCAGCAGGTTCAGCAGAGAACTTCTTAAACTTCTCACCTAAAATTGCTTGTTCATTTTTAATGGATGATAATTCATCTTTTAATTGGTTAACTGCTTCAGTGAACACTTCTAACAAACTTTCCATACTCATTTCCTCAGTCTCCAAAGAGCCTTCAGGTTGAGCGTCTGGTTTAGAAATACCAGTGATAACACCTTCCTCATCAACTACCAATACAATACCACTTTCAGTAGTATGTTCGCCGACAGGTGCCTTTACCCAATTATCATCAGCATCTTTAACATACAATGTTTTACCAACCTCAAAGTCTCCGTCTGTACCTACTTTAGTACCGTCAACCAATGTTGCTTCATCCATTTCTACATCATCACCTGCTGTTTCATCTACGGGTGTTCCTTCCTCGCTGATACCTTCATCAACAATTTCAGTCACCATACCTTCTTTAACCTTAATTTTCATACCATTTTCCATTTCATACTCTCCCTCTTGTACTGGTAGTTGTCCTTCTGGTGTGACAATGTAAATAGGCATACCTACTTCCATTTTTTCACTCTCAGTTCTCATCTCACTACCATCTTTGGTTTTGTATGATGAAAAAGAAAAAAAGGTTTTGCCGAGTAACTCAGCAATCTTTCTTTTAATTTCGCTTTTATTCATAAAAAAAATAATTTATTTTTTTGTTTATACCCTTAAATATAAAAGGCTTAGTTAAATACCACCCGCTCATTAAAATATCCTTCAATTGAGTAGCCGTTGTATTCACCATTTTTTATTTTTGTCCACAATTCTCTGTTATCAACCTTCATTGTTCCAACCCATGTACCCATTGGATAGTTCAACCCTAATGCTGCTGACTTATCATTTAGGGGGTCTACAACCAACCAACTTTCACTAACAAATGTGCCATGTGCCATCTTGTCCGTGTGGTCTAAGTTGGCTTGGTCAGTAAGTTTATTTTTCATAAACCTTTCACTAAGTTGTTTTACTGTGTCAATGGAAAAAAAGACATAATAAATGTCATCATTTATAGGGTTTCTGCGTATTATCATTTTGTTTGGAATAATAATAGCCCCCGTAATTTCCATTTTTTCATCATCATAACTGAAAGTCTGCTTGAACACACTTTCCTCAGTCACACCACTCTTACCAATTTGGTCTACATAAGGTGATAAACCAGCAGTGTCAATGTCATAACATCCACATCCACCACCACCAATACCACTAAGACTATCCATTTCTTTTTCTGGTACACAATTAGGTACGGTTTTACCATCAACTTCTTTGGTACCGATAGCAACATAACCAGGCCAGCAAGCGTTTTCTAAGTCCATTTCCTCCCTTAGTTGTTTTAACTTTCTTTCAGCCCAATCTATACCTTCCGTTCCACCCCATGCGTCCCACATAAGTAGGGCACATCCTTCATCATAACTTTTTTGTTTTAGAGCATTACCTTCATGCCTTCTAAAACCACTCATACGGGCAATTGTTTCCTCACTGATAGGTTCGCCATTACACAACTGTGAACTCCTTACCCACCCGACATTTGTTCCACATGAAACATCAGGGTTTTCCTCCTTGTATTTCCTTGCTTTACAAGCGTTTTCTTTCGCTGCCTTAGGGTAGTCATCAAAA